CAATTCTTTTGAAGTGTAAAGTTTTGACGACTGAACTCTTCACGATTTACGATCTTGTACGATCCAAACTTGTTGGTCATAACATAACCTTCGTGATCGCTCAGTTGTCCATCAATCTCACACGAAATGTCGGTGTCAGATTCAATGAAGCAGAACAAATCCATCTTGATAGATTCAACCAACTTCCACAAACGCAGAACATTCACATCAACATCATAATTTTCTGCAATTTCATGCTCATCGACCTCCTTACCCTCACGGATGTAGGAATTGATGACTTTTTTGAGTTCTGTTGCTTGTTTGTTGCTTACAAAGGTGCAAAGAGTGCTCATTTGTTTAGCAAACTTGCAGAAGTCTTCGATGTCATCACGATGAGGACAGATAGATGCTTCAGGTTGCACCCATTTCACATCCAGAGTATCAACAAACTGTTTGCTGATAGGATGTGCAACAGCATTGCGAAGATCACTCTCACAATCATACTCAGTGTGAGGAGCAATGATTACACTTTGCTCGATCACCTCATCGAACTTGTAAGTGATCGTATTGGGGCGATAAGTATCATCACCGCCAAAACCAATAAAATCACCTTGATAGATGTGATTTGTGCGAGGAAGACTATCAAAGCAAGCATGAAGAATAGTCGCAACTTTACCCTCATGGTTCGCATCAATTTCTTCATGTGAATGATTGATCTTGATCTTTACTTTGTTGAACACAGATTTGGTGCCAACGAAGAACTTACCATTGGCAGGATTGCGACCCCACACAATAGCAGGAGCACCATCAATCTTGACACTGATAGTAGAATCAGCAGAGAACCAATCAAGAACCGAAAGATCACCCGTAAGGATCATATCTTCAGGATGTTCGAGATGTTTGTTTTGCATTGGTTGCTTGCTCATACTACTACGACAGTTTCAAGGCCCCAGGTTATATTAAACTTGCACCAATTTGGCAAGACGATTGCGAATATCAAAGATCTCCATTTCATCCATATCTACGGCATCCAAATCTACAGGAGCAAACTCCTCAAGATTTACATTTCCGTCAGCATAGATGGGTGCATAATACAACTCATCACCATCTTCTTGCGAGAGAGTATAAACGCAACCGTGACCAGGAACAGTGAGAAAAATCATTGGAGTTTCACGAACAAAGGTACAATAAAGGAGCACAAGCATAAAAGCAAGTGCTCCTGTGACAGTTTATCAAGCGGAACGACGCTTGCGGGTTTTAGTAACAGTAGCAGGTTGCTCCACTACTTCAGCAGGAGAAAGTTGTGCTTTACCAAACTCAATCAGTGTATCAACAAACTTCAGAAACTGAAGAGTTGCAACACGAACTTTCTCACTTCCATTGTTCTCATTGAAGGAACGAATGAGGAATTGAACTACACCAACAACGACGGCACTGATAGTAGCGACGTTCTTGACGAGAGTATCAACAAATGTCCAGTAAAAGGTCATAGTTTGTATTAGAAACTGCGGTGGGGACACGTCCTCACATCATAGGGACACTTTCAAGGCCCCAGGTTTAACTCAACCAAATTGCGTCAGATCAACTGGAATGTTTCCAATTCGATCCTCTGCGATCTTAAAGTATTCGGAATCACTTTCCATACCAATGAACTTACGTCCTAGTTTTACAGCAGCAACACCTGTAGATCCAGATCCCATACAATTATCCAACACAACTTCACCCTCGTTAGAGTAAGTTTTTACCAACCATTCCATTAGTGGAACTGGTTTTTGTGTAGGATGAACTTGTTGCTGAGCACTGAAATCTCTTGAAATGTTGAGAACTGACTTCGGATACCTTGTACCATCATTAGAGAATGATTTGCGTGGTTTCATACCATAACCATGATCATTCTTTCGACCAACGTAACCCTCTGGGTTCTTACTTGTTCTTGAGTATGGTTCTCCTTTTTCCATCTGTGGGTTGTATGTACCACCTGCGTTCTTGTAGAAGATCAGAATGTTCTCGTGAGTCTTCATTGGTCTGTATTTGGCAAGTCCAGGCGACCCACATTTGTTCTTGTTCCACACTAACTCGTACCTGAACCATTCTAACTTTGAGCAAATAAGTTGTGCGGAAAAAGGCTGAGAACCAAACAGGCAAATCACACCCTTAGGTTTAATGATTCTGCCATACTGTTCCCACATAAGGTTAAAATCTAAAACCTCATCCCATTTGATCGAAGTAGTACCAAAAGGTGGATCACAGCAAATAAAATCAATAGAAGAATCGGGGATGTCTTTCATCAACTGAAGGCAATCCCCGAATTGTAGATCAAAGTTGCTCAAAACCATTGTGTGCGTTAATTTTGCGGCGTACAGATTCCTTGTAACATTCTACCAGAAACTTGTATGCTTGTCCATAGTCACGCTCAACGGGTTGAGTGTTATCCTTCCACTTAATTTGGAAGGGAAGATTATTACCATTTGGAGTAATCTTCTGAAGAGACTTGAGACTTTGCAGATAAACTTTCTGAGTTCCCTTATCTACAACAATGATATAATAATCACGGTTGTTCTCTGCTCCACTGTGATTCTTCAGTGCATCCTGGAACTTTGCCCAGGAACTTGCATTAACTTGATCTTCAGGAAGATCAGTCAGAGCATACAAAATTGCTGCTTTTGACGAAAAGTTATCTGCTGCACCTTTGTTGAAATCAGATGACTTAATGTTGAGATAATACCCAAACAATTTGACATCCCACCAGCAACGTGCTGGTGGTTTCTCTACATTTTCAGGACCATACTTCTCAACAAGAAGATCAATTACAGTGTCTTCATCTGCAATACTATTCACTCGCCCATCTTCATGACTCTCACTAATTGTAACAATGCCAGAGAGATAACTCACTACATCGGTAAGTTGTTGCGGAAAGTTCATGTGGTTAGTGGTTACAATGAAGAGACAGTTTCAAGGCCCCAGGTTAGCATTAGTCAATAGGTAATTTTGCATTAGAGCAATTTTTTCTGTGGTCGGTGATATACTTTCGTGCAGAACTTTCAGTCCTACAGAGTTTCTCAAGTTGCTGACCATTGTGGATGATTAGATACTGATTTCCATAAGGAATTGCAGCATAGGTGTCTTTGAACATCGTAAATCCTTCTTTCATTTTAGAAAAACTTAGTTTGTGCAAGATTACCTAGTGCAGGTTTCATTAGTGGATTAGATTCTGCCAGGAACTTATTCCAAGAAGTGCTATCAGATCCTTCAAAAGGAATAGCGGTATTCTGAGTTCCCTTAAACTTCAACCGTTTGATGCGACAATAATCATTGTAAAGAAATACAAAACGACAAACAGCAGGTTCATTTCCTTTATAGACACCATTACCCTGAACAACATCAGATTGTTTGAGATTTCTAGCATCAGGATCAACCACACTCATAATGTCTCCATATTCAGTGAAGTAAAACTTCATCATCCCAGAAAATGAATCAACGTTGTTCTTTTTATCCACATCTTCAATATAAGAATGGAATGTTTTCAAGAAAAGAGAACCAGCAACAGTAGCATTGCCTTCAACATCTCTTGCACATTCGTGGGTAGTAAATGCTGTCAGATATTTTGTTGTATATTCTCTACCTGCCAGACGAATAGCAGTGCTCAAATATGAATGAGAAGGACAATTAAACTTTGCCCCGTCAAGAGTTCCTGCAATACCAATACTGAACTTGGAAAGATATTGGTAGAGATTAGTTGCCCACTCTTCTTCGGCATAATATGCAGACTTGAACTTATCATCACCACTTTGGTTAGTTCGATAGTTACAATCTGTATTGTGATCCAATGACTCAATGCGAATCATTTCCTCATAAGAGACACTCTTACGATGCAATTTAAGAGAAACAATTACTCTTGCATTTTCATTTCTTCCGCAAGCATATCGTTTTGATGCACGATTATTTCCTTTTGTTAGAACTGCTTTTAGAGTTGGACGAAGATATGCAGAAAGAGTATCTGCAGCATCATAAGAAAACCCACCTCGTTTTTCGATGTGCTGTTTCTGATTACCATACCTAAGTTCTTCAATACGATTGTAGGTAGGATCGCTCCAAAGATCTCCAACTTTAGCAGAACAAATGACTGTAGAACCTTCAGCAATCTCTCCAGAGTTATATTTGGAAACAATATCTTCCATAAGAGGAAGATTTTCTGGCGGGTTATCTACTGTTCCAAAACCTTGCAAGTATTCTTTGGTCTTATCATCTACCTTATCTTCGTAACACTTGCACACGCGAAGAAGTTCCTTAAATGCCATTTTTAGCCTCCTTTGTTTTTGCTAAAATTATAGTTTGAAAATCAACCGTTTTTATGTGTTATGGTTGATTTTTTTAGTTTAACAACTTTGGGTAGGGATGTCAAGCCCTGGATCACACTTTTGAAAAAATCAGTGATTTCCTTGTGGTGGATGACCTGTAGGGTCTGTGACGCAGAATTGAAGAAAAATCAGGTTTTGACCCCAGTCCACCACTGGGATCTCAGTGGGTCTCACCTGCGAACCACCGACACAGCAGGTTCGCCCTTCTCAAAGATCGTATCAACCACTGCCTGCACACTGCGGGCGGTGCTGATACCAACCTTAGAATACACAGGGATACACACAAGACCAAACGATTTGGTATATTGACCCAGGTTGCCAGGTTGGATGCTACCATCGCGCAAACCTTTGGCATCATCGTGATGCAGACGGATGCAACGTCCGATAGTCTGACTGATACCAATGAAGTCCATATTACGCAGGAACAGCACTGCTTCCAGACCGCTCACATTGATACCCTCAGCGA